TCATATTAACAAGCCATACTTTACACACGATTGCTCCTGCTCCTTGTATAAGAGTATTCAACGCACTATGAGAACTACGTATATGTAATGATCTATAATCAATACCTTTAATCTTTCCTTTAAGAGATGCTCTCGTTACTTTATCTTTCAATGTTCTAAAAGAAGGCATACTTTTTAAATATGCTTGAACAATTCTCTCTCCTTCTTTTGTAGAAACCTTTAAAATTTTTCCTATTTTACTTGAAGAAGCACCATAAATAAAAGCATATATAAATGTCTTTGCTTGGTCTCTATCTTTTAAACCTACTCGTTTCATATTGTATGTATGTATATCACCTTCAGTAACTTCTTTTGTAAAATTTTTATCATCCATTAGATGTGCTAAACATCTTAACTCTAAGCCACTTGCATCAGTTCCTACTATGGAATGAGTATAAGGATTATCAACTGTCCAACAATCTCTACACTCTTTTCCATATGGAGAACGAACTGCAGGTATTTGTGCCATGTTAGGAGAGTTATGTGACATACGACCTGTAATAGTTTTAAGTGTCATTACACTACCATGTACTCTACCATCTTTATCATTACATGCTTCTATCCATGATTTAATCTGTGCTATACGTTTCTGTAATAAAAAGAACCTTGAAAACTTTCTAGCTTCAGGCATATCTATCTTATCTAATACAGCTTCATTAATAATAATGTTACCTTTATCTGTATGTTGTTTTGGTTTCCAACCTAACTCTATTAATCTACTTGCAATCTGTTGTCTTGATCCTATATTAAATGGTATGTATTTTGTTTTTGTTTTTAATTCTACAACTGTAGGTTCAAAGGTTGTTACTGACCATTTTTCTAATTCACTAGCTTCATCTTTTAATTTATTATATAATCCCATAGCTTTCTGTATGTTAAGAGCAAAACCATTTCTTGTTTGTTCGTTTATTATATGTCTAACATTATGCTCTAATCGAATACAGTAAGGAGAAAAATCTTTACCTTCATTCTGTAGTTCTTGGTATAACTTATGTGTTATATTCACATCTTGTTTACAATACTCTAACATCTCTGGTGTATACACTTCAAAAGAATCTACATCTCCTTTAGGCATACCTAACTTATCTCCCCATGTTTCTAAACTATGTGGTTTAATTCCTTCACGTATAGGATTAAACAACTCTGATAAGATAAGTGTATCTACAATCTGACTAGGTTTTATACTAGTCTTTAAAAATCTATTACACATAGGTGCATCATATGATATACCATTGTGCATAATAAATTGACTAATACCTTTTGACCAATCTCTAAAACCATGCAACATATCAGGAGGAAAAGTATATACTTTACCTGTGTCTATATCTTTAGCAACGATACAATGTATTTTTGTTGCTTTCTTTTTTTTTATTACACCTTTTTTTAATACAGCTTCTAGTAAACCATCTGCTTCTATATCAACTATTGCTCTCATATTTCCTCTCTATTATCCATTTCTTCCCAAAACTTATCATTCCATTCTTCCCAAGACTCATGGTATAATATCATAGGAGTTCTCTCACCTACCCATACATTAGCTATATTAAACTGAGCAAACTCATCTGCTTCTTCCCATTCCATACCATCTCGTTGTCTTAGTATCTTACATATCTTACTATAAGAATAGACAACCAAAGGTGGTTTATTATACTGCTCTCCATATCCTATAATAGCATCATTAAAACCATCTATGGTCATAGCTTCAGCATCTAGTCCACACCAGTTACACTCTTCACCATCACCTACTTCCATTTCAGTTTCTTCTGCTCTACAATAATGTTTCCACATTAAAATGTTATCTCCTCTCCATCATTATTATCTACTTCATAAGGGTTATCAATCTCTTTCATACGCCCACTCTCTTTATCATAGAAGAGATGCGTAGCTATACCTGTATCACCTGTATATCTATTCTTTAGAATACGTATGGTTGTAGTGTTAGATGCTACATCATCTTCTGCTTGTTGATTTCTTTCTAAAGCAATCACACTATCAGATAGATGTGCAATAGATGCAGAGCCACGTAGATGTGAGAGAGTAACTTCTTTACCATTCTCATGTCCTGCATCACCTGCAGGTCTACGTAGGTGTGATACTAATAGTAAGCCAACACCTGTCTGCTCTACTAATGAACGTAACTTAGTCATCAATACATCAATAGACTTTCTCTCATCTCCATCTTCCTGACCTGATACAAGTATAGATAAGTGATCAAGGAATATCCATTTACAATCCAATGCTTGTGCCATGAATCTTACTCGTGAAAGTATTTCATCATTAGATATAGAACCAAAGTGATCAAAGGCAAAGAACCTACCTGTACCCATAGTGTTATCAAACCATGTATCTAATTCTTCTTGGCTATACTTCTTACGTATCTCATTAATATATAGTCTAGCATTAGCTTCAACAGACATGATATTAAATGCTGTGTTCTTTGTGCTTTCTTCTAATGCAAGTATACCTACATTATCATTTGTATTCTTTAACATATGGTGCATCAACTCACGCATGATAGAACTCTTACCCATACCTGCACCTGATGTGAATGTAATCAACTCACCTGTACGCATACCATATGTCTTATCATTTAACTTAACCCAAGGGTATAGACATGTCTCACAATACTCTTCTTCAAACAAAGAAGTCTTTAAGTCTTTTAGATTTACTATACCTGCAGGAGTATAAGGTTGTGCATTCCACCATGCTCTTGAGAACTCTTCACGTTTATTCATCTTGAGATATTCATTTGCATCTTTATGTTCCATGTGCATGATCTTACATTTGTTAGGAGCAAAGAGTTGAGCAACCTTTTCACTTGCTTCTCTACCTTGCTTGTCCATATCAAATGATATAACTATCTGATCATAGCTATCAAGATATTCAAATGCTTTCTTACAATCACGTAATGCAGAACCTGCACCTGTCTTAATAGATACACATGCCCACTTACTACCAAGTAATTCATAAGCAGACATGGCATCTACCTCACCTTCAGTAATAGTAATATACTTTCCCTTTGGTGCAAAGATATTCTGACCAAACAATCCTGCATCAGTCATGCTACCTTCAGTCCACATGTTCTTTGTTTGTACATCTCGTACTTTGTTTGCAATATTATTTCCACCTTCATCAAAGTATTTATAGATGTGATGTGTATTCATATTGCCATTTACTTTTACATCTGTATTATATTTCTGTGCTGTATCTTTAGATATACTACGTTCACTTAACGCACCTAATGTACCCACAGTTTTCATAACACTTTCTGTTCTCATTGGTATTACTTTTTCTACTTCCATCTTATCTCCAAACCTAGTGTTACAAGAAAAACAAAAGCTATATCCTTCAGAATGATTTACATTACCATCACTAGAGCCACACTTAGGACATGCTCCTCTATCTAACCATTGTTTATCCATATCATTAATCCAAATCGTTTAACGTATTATCATACAATTCTTCAACAAAGTCAAGTTGATCTTGCATTATTTCTTTAGCATCTTTACTAGCATTAAATTTTGCTTCAGCTATATCATAACCATCATCAAGATAATCACGTACAAGTTCTCTATACACTCTGTTATATTCTTTATCCCATAAGTTCTTAGCCATTTAGTCTTCTCTCTTCCATGCTCTTGAGTCATTAGCCCATACGTGATCAGCCCAATGACAAGGGTAATAGTTTCCTTCGTTGTCTGGTTCAGGAGATCTTTTAACTACGATACCATACAATTCTTTCATATCGTCTAGTAAGTCTATAACTTTTTCTATATCCCATGCAGTTATATACTTGATGCCTGACTCTCTATAACTTTGAGTAAAGTCATTACCTGCATTAAATAAATCTAGTAAGTGTTTCTTTTGTGCTTCATCTAAAATCATAGCACCATCTTTCTTTATTGCTTTAGCCATTATAGTTTCCTTTTCTTTTTGTTGTTGTTTTAATTCTTTATGTAACCAATTAGTAAACTTATTATCAGTCATATTGTTCTCCCTCACTATAGGATTGATTGTCTAAATCATCTACGACTTCTTTCTGTTGTCGTTTAATGTAGCTTTCATATTCTTTTTTAGCTACATCACCTGCATCATCTACTGATACAAGTGTATCTCTATCTTTTATTTTGTCA